TTCTCTAGACAGTTTTTGCCCTTCTTGCAACGCATCATCGTCAAGCTCCCATAATCCAACATCGAATGGATATTCAGATTGCACCACAAGAAAGATAAATCTCTTTGCTGATGGAACTCCATTGATATAGTGTTTCGCTTGCAAATGGTAGGTGAAATTTGCCACTGCCTTTGCAAAGTCTCTGGGGTTTGCTCCTGTTCTACTGGTTTTAAGATCCACAATAGTTTCTTTATTTAACCAGTCAGGTCGGCACTTACAAGTCAAACCAGTAGCCTTGTCATCCCACCAGTATGATTTCTCTGCAATACCAAAACTCAATAACTTCTTGGCATGAGGTTCTGCAAAGACCGCATCTCTCATCTTAATAGCATTTGCCATATCAGATTCAGTAACGGCAGTCATGCCTTTTTCTTCAGCTTCCTTTGCCTCCTCCTTACCTTTTTTGGTTGTTCTGGATGATACCGCAACAAATCTTTTTGTAAGTTCATCAGGTTCTAAAACGGCACAATGAGTCAATGTTCCCAAAAGCATTGCACTTGTCGGTTTATGTTCTGGCCTGTCAGGGTTAAGAAAAGAGTTCCAGTATGCCTTGGGACCATGCTTTACCATTACTTTTTTCATTGATGCTGAGATTGCAGAATCAGCATGGTATTTTTCGTTTGAAATCTGGGTTGATCCTGTTGTCATGTGTCTGTGTACCTCTTAGTGTGAGGGCCATATTGCATCATCAAACGTGGCCATGTTTTCAAGATAAGTGCCTTGTCCTGTGGCATTGCAACAAGACCAGCCTGTGCTAATCGTTTTAAAAATGGTGATGCGTCTGGAGAATCAATAACAGATGCAAATGTATTAAAGATTTCTTTATCGGTCATGGTTAAAATTGGGTTGCCGAGGTCGGAGCGTTCAGGGGTTGGTCGCTTCTTCCTCGGTTGTTTATGGAAGCGCAGACCAAGATCATATTCACTCATCATGTTAAAAACTGCTCCTTTTAAGTGTGCTGTTGTAGTGTTCTAAAGGAAAATCAATAACATTTTTATAATTATTGTTTTTGACATATCTGTTCATTTCATAATGATCATTAAATTCAAAAGTATATTGAGATTTAGTGTCATTTTTAAAACTCCGACATTTTTGTTTTACTGCTCTTTCAAAGTCAGTTGGATTCCATGCGTCATTACCGTTATTTAATTTAATACTGCCAATTTTTGCATGAAATAAAAACTTTGTTTTTCTGGTTTTTTTGTCAAAACCCATAACCCATAATTCAGTTGGGTTGTAAGGAAAGTTGTAATAAATCATCGTCTTGCAAGCTCCTCACACGCAGCCTGGATATTATTAAGGCAATGAATTTGGGTAGACCGTGTCAATGAATCTGAAATAGCAAAATATCCTATGCCAAAAATGCAGATGTAAAGAAATAAATGTTTCATGGGGTTGGGTTTCAGGGGCTTTCTAATAATAACTAACGGTCAACACTTGTCAACTGCTCATGGATATCTTTTACTCTTTGCAGTGGTATAGCGGCGCATGCTGGGATTACTGCATTTCCTAATGCCCTAAGTCGGTATGTCCTACCTCGAAGCCCATCATTTCCTCGACAAAGGACGGCGCTAGAAACATATCCTCTCCAGTTGGGGTTGAGAGTTCGCCTCTTCTCGCTATAGAAGAAAGCATTTTTCCAGAGTGATGATCCCATTCCTTGGCTGTTGCCTTGTGTTCCACTGCCGTTGGTGTCGGTAGAACGTAATGGATTTTTCTGCCCAAGCTGTCCAGCTTCTTGCAGTTCTTGTTTGACTCCTGTGAACCGTCTTTCCAATCTCTGGCGGTCGGGGTGGGAAGAGTCTGATCTATCACTTCCGTTGCCAAGCCCTTGCTGTGCCTCCTCTCTTTGTTCGGACTCCTGTCGTAATACATCGAGTCGTTGCAAACTGTCGGGGTCGGTAGCATTGATTTGAACAGTTTCTGTGTCTCTGGATTCACTGCCTCCCTGAGATTGGCAAGTTTCGTTCTTCCTTTTCTCGGCCCCTCCATCTGTCTTTTTAATGCTTCGGGACTTCTCTGAGGAAGGTGATCCATTGTAGTTGGGGTCGGCAAGGCTTCCTTTATAAGCAACGAGGAACCATCTATCGCGGTGGTGACAGGCTTGCACAGTATCGCTTGCTCGAAAAGTTGACCATTCTGCAAAATACCCTCCCTCGGAAAGCTCTCCGAGTACAATGTCCAATCCGTTATTAAGGATCGCTGCCACGTTCTCCAAGACGATGTAGTCGGGTGATACCATGCGAACGACTCGCATGAGTTCAAAGAAGAGGCCTGACCTCGTTTCTTTGGTAATACCCGCCCTTCGGCCTGCTTGGGATATGTCGGTACATGGAAAACCTCCGACAACAAGCTGGGCTGAATGTAGTTCTGGTTCAAAGGTTCTGATGTCATCGTGAATAGGGATGTGTGGCCAGTGTTTTTTTAATACTTTTTGACAGTATGGATCATTTTCAACAAATTGTGCAGTTTCAAAACCGCCAACGATTTCCTGTGCAACTTTAAAACCACCAATTCCACTGAAAAGGTCTATAGATTTGATTGGTTTCATATTAATAGCCTTTCAATCCATCATCTCCGTAAACATCTGTCATCAGAAGATCATACAATTTTTTTAAACCTTTAAAGTCAAAATATCTTACTTTATCTAATTCATCTAAAATTTTTAATTTGGTTTTATGGTCAAAGTTTGTACTAAGATCTTGAATCTGATTAATGTAGTAAGTGCGATTGCTGTTCATTTGAGGGGGTTGTATCTATACCTATATTATAAACATATTTGTCAACAACTGTCAACAGACCTATTGCTGTGTTTTATGTACTTCAGGACAAATAATACTGCGGTTGGCCTACTGCTGTGTTCTGGATACCACTTGTATTTACCAATAGCTGTATTCTTGTTAGTCGTTGTTTAACCAATAGCAGTATTATAGTAACCACTTGTAGCAGTTAAAAGCCTTGCAATAACTACGTTTTGTATAAAATAACCGATTGCTGTATTTTACTTCCATGCAATTTACCCAACTGCTGTATTATGTGTGCCGCTTGTATTTATTACTGTTGTGTTTTTACCAAAAGGCAAAAAACCTACTGCTGTGTTTTTGTATAGAAGATATTTACCCTACTGCTGTGTTTTTAGTGCCGCTTGTATTTTAGATGTAAGTAATTTAACCAATGACTGTATTTTTATAAATCATTGATATGACTGATATTTATAGCTGTATTCTATGTAAGGTAATTTAACCAACAGCAGTATTATTTAAGCCAGTTGTATTTTTATCAAGTAAATTAACCAATTGCAGTGTTTTAGTTGCTGGTTGTATTTTCTTCCATTGTATTCTTACCAAGTGTTTAGAACCCTATTGCAGTGTTTTTCTTTCCAATAGTTTTTACCAACAGCAGTATTATGGTTGCCAGTTGTATTTCCAATTCAAGTATTATAACCAGTAGTTGTATAAAGTAAAACCATTGATATAACTAGCTTTTAGTTAACGAATCCTACTGCTGTATTTTAGGTTCTTGCAACAAAACCTATTGCAGTATTCTATGTACCCATGGTAATTCCTATTGTTGTGTTTTAAAAACAAGCCAAACAACCAACAGCAGTGTTTTAGTAACCATTAGTAATTCCTACTGCTGTAGGATTGCTAAAACGCAAAAAAAAAGACCCCGAAGGGTCATGTATTAAGTTGACTAATTATTTAATTAACTTGTTTAACTTTTTTTCTGCTTGATCTACGCAACCAACACCATCAAACTGAAATTTAGCTATTGTTTCACCAATTTCGTAGTTGCATCCTGATTTTTCATAAACACAAATGGTAACTCTTTCCCAATCTGGATTGCGTTTATCTCCTTGATAACGACCTAAATGATGGTGAAAATATATCATTGGAAAAATCTTTTCATCACTTCTAATTAAATAGTGTTTGTTGTCTTTGTCCTGACGAATTAAAGTTTTTTTCATTTGATTAGTGGGGTTGTTATACCTCCATTATAAACATAACTTTCAACAACTGTCAACAAGGTTTCATAACATCAACTGCGAATCCAGCTGCTTTTAGTTCCTCAATCCTATATTTCTGGATTTCACTAAGTCTCCCCTTCTCACTCTTAACCTCAATAAATTTGACCTCATCTGGTTTCATACATATCAAGTCAGGTAAACCAGCTTTGTTGCACATTATTAATTTGATTACTGTCCACCCTTCTTTCTCGTGCCTGTCGATCAGCTTCTTCTGATATTGAGCTTCTGTCATTTCTATAATGCTTGATCGTATAGCTTTCCTTTGATTGTACTACCTGATAAATTTTTGGCTCAATTCCCTTTTCCGCAAAAATATAATGTATTTTGTTCTTTCTATCCCTGCCAAGAAAACTTGCTCTTTCTCTTCCCTGCAAATAACTAAGTGCAGAATAATCTATTCCCAAAAAGATTAGGTGATCGGCACTGCTTAAATTGACACCCTCACGACAACTCTTGACCTGACCGATAAAAACAGAATCGCTAACGGCATTGAATATATCTGGATCATCTGTTGCCCTTGCACCAAAACTTTCTCTAAGCATTTTGCCTTCAGCAATGAAGCAATATAAAATGGCGATCCTTCCACTGAAGTTATCTCTTATATATTCAATTTTGCTTTTATCAAAAACTACAGCACCATGGTTCTCAGTAATAACATGGCCATTATAAATCTGACGCAACTTACTCATAACTTTTGCACCAGTATCTGCAACAACTGATCTTCCTGTTGCTCTACCAATAACACCATTTTTTATAATTCTCAAAGCCAACCTATATGTTCTTCTAGACATCTTCACCATATGCACTTCCTCCTCAACCTCCTGAGTGAAACCAGCTTCCTTCTGTGTCATCTGCACTGTATAAGGTTCAATATCCTTTAATATTCTGCTTTGCTTGGCATCTGAATAATCTTTGATCACAACACCAGTTCCAACTCTCTTCTCCTTTACATCAACATAGTCACTAGCCCACCTGTAAAAGTTCTGATAATGACTCCATAAAAAAGGTGTCAATGACCACTGGTGATAAAGCTGGCTGAAGCTCTCAGGGCTTGGTGTTCCACTCATTAGAATGATGCTGTTATATCTTAACTGCAAGATATTCTGATATCGTTGAGATGGTTTTGGAAATGCACCCACACTGTGAGCCTCATCAACGATGATCATATTCCAGCTTGTTCCTTTAAAATTTTTTAGCTGCTCAAAGTTAGTTATGGATACTACCCTTTCAAGATTCATCTTTTCAACATCACTTTTTATACTTGGTATTGCCTTTTTCTTAGTAATCACCAACACCTTCTCAAGCGCCATATTTCTGACAACAGATAATGCAACCAGCGTCTTACCTGTTCTGCATTCACCACTAAGATATGCACATTTCTTGATCTGACAAAGTTTGGTCAACTTTCTGCTCGCCACTTTTTGATATTCTCTTAATTTAACCATTGCACATACTGTATATGGTGGTATCTTACCCTATAGTTACACATAAACAACCCTAGATATGGAACAAGAGCAAACATTAAAAACAATTAATATTCAACTCTCGCAGGGTCAGATAAAATGGCTTGATGATAACAAGGGATCTGAATCAAGATCCTGTTTACTCAGATTAATAGTTTCTGAAAGAATGGAGCAGGCTGCATAACAATGGATATAAAAGAAGAACTGCTTGGCCTACCCAAGCACTGGGGTTTTGTTGCCGTTCAAAATAAAAGACCCTATCAAAATGATTGGCAGAATAATCCACTCACACGCTCACAACTGTTCAAAGAAATCTCCTCAAAAAAATCTACAGGTATCGGTGTTTGCTGCGGTGTTCCTTCAGGTGGTTTATTATTTCTTGACCATGATGGGCCATCAGCTGCAAAAATATTAGGGGAATGGGGTTTTTCTCTCTCCTCTCTACCTCCATCATGGATGGTCACATCAGGTCGGGTTGGTAGATTTCAAATAATTTACCAAGTTCCAGAAAAGTATTGGTCAAAGATAAAGACACGCAAATTTCAAACAGGGGTAAAGGATGAAGATGGTTCTGTTGAACAGATCGAACTGCGGTGGAATGGTACGCAATCCATAGTATCTGGTAAACATCCTAAAACTGACGGTTATAGATGGATGGAAAATCGCTCGCCAAAAGATCTTGAAATTGCAGAAGCTCCCTTTGCCATAATCGAAAAGATGATGGATCAGAAGAAAAAGACAATAACTCCACAGATACAAACTCTTAATTCAGATACTGATAAAGCACGTTCTCTTCTTCAATCAATTAATCCAAACCGTCTGGATGATTATGATGCTTGGCTAAAGATAGGCATGGCTGCTCATTCTGTCGGTGATAATTCTCTACTCCACGATTGGGAACAGTTATCACAGAAGAACAGCAAATATAAATCTGGTGAATGTGAAAAAAAGTGGGCATCATTTAAATCATCTGGGGTTTCCCTTGGCACTCTCCAAAAGTTTGCTTCAGAAGATGGTTGGACTCCACCACCACGATCCTTCCCCACTTCAATAAAACCAACAGAAGAATCAAAACCAGTTCCTCGTAAATTAGAACAGCTTACATCACAGGAACTTATAAACTTTTTACGGAATCTGAAACAGGAGATAAGATTCAATACCTTTTCTCATTCAATAGAAATGGATGGCAAAATAATAAAAAATATTGAACTTTTTTATCTGACACTTGCAGAGCTTGGTTATAAAGTACCGAAAGAAATGGCAATTGATTGTCTCCTAAAAGTTGCCCATGAGAATGAATATGATCCTGTAAAGCTATATCTTGATCATTGCTACAACGAGATAGAACCAGAACTTTATGGCATTGAAAGATTGGCCTCGACATATTTAAGACCACAGGATCAAAAACTGAAAGAACCGACAATATATGATGTGATGCTCAAACTTACTCTTATAAATGCAGTGAGAAGAGTTTATATTCCAGGTTGCAAACATGACACAGCAACTGTTCTTCAAGGTTCACAAGGCATAAAAAAATCATCATTCTGGCAGACACTTTTCGGGCCTTTCTTCTCAGATGCCCTCGGTGATATTTCTTCAAAAGATGATCTTCTTGTCCTACATCGTTCATGGGGAATGGAGTGGAGCGAAATTGACGGGGTCACAAGTCGCAAACACGCTGGAACAATAAAAGCTTTTTTATCAAGATCAACTGACCTACTCAGAGTTCCATATGGTAAAGCAGTTGAAGAATGGCCAAGACGTGGCATCATTGTTGGATCAACTAATAAAGAATCTGGATTATTGATAGATGACACAGGTAACAGAAGATTTATGATTTGTCCCTGTACTTCAAAATCTATTGATCTTGATTCACTACAACTTGAACGTGATGCTCTTTGGGCCGCTGGAGTTCATCTTTTCAAAAATAATGAACCGCATTATCTCTCCTATGAACAGGAAAACCAGATTGAAAAAGAAAACCTTTCTTATATGGTTGATTCGCCATGGCTTTCTGTAATAACCAACTACCTGAACGATCCAGCTAATGCAATGAAGGACATAACAATTGAACTTCTGCTTGCCGAAGCAATAGAGAAACCAATTGAAAGACAGACAAAATCTGACACAATGACTGTCTCATCCATTCTCAAATCCTTACATTATGAACGTAAAAGAAAACGTGTGGCGGGAACACCGAAATGGGTTTGGTTCTCACCTGTTCTCACCCCTGTTCTCACTACTGGGAACGGCTAAAATCCTTACTATCACTATCTTATATATATATGTTCTCTATGTTCTCTATGTTTTATATATAAATATAATAATAGGTAATATATAGGGAAATATAGGGTTAGGTAAGTTTGTAGCATTTCTGGGAACACTTGGGAACGTGGGAACACCTTGCAGTCTCAAATGAGTCTCAAATTACACAAATATTCATATTCTCGCTTTTCCGTGTAACATCTATGTAATGGCTAAAAAAGGCACAAAAATAGAAACACTGATCAGGTCACGAGAACTTGGCAAAATCATTGCCAAAGGTGGTCGTAGATCCGACTGCATAGAATATGCCTCTAAAAAATGGGGGGTTGGTTATAAATCTGTGGATAAGTATTTAGAGATCGTCAGAGCAGAAATGAAGGCCGATTGGGATATGGAAAGGCCAGAAATGGTGGCAAATCTTTTAGCGCAGGCTGCAACGCTACAGATGGAAGCAAGGGAAAAAGGTCATTTGCATATTGCTCTTGGTGCAATCAATACAGCAGCTAAACTTGCACAGATTATTTCGTGAGCATTTTAGATACAGTTCAGCCCGGAAAAGTTTTATATCAAATCGGTGCTTATGATTTACCGACAGCAAGTGAGGCGATAGAGCGCATCAATCAGGATCTACTTCCGCATCAATCAAAGTTTTGTGATGATCTCGACCATAGAAAATTAGCTCTTGTCTGTGGCTTTGGTGCTGGCAAAACAGTCGGTTTAGTTGCGAAAGCAACAATACTTGCAGCAATGAATATTGGTCATGTATCAGCACTCTTTGAGCCAACTCATGCAATGTTAGTCGATATTCTTGTGAGAACTATGAATGAACTGTTAGACCAATGGCAGATTCCTTTTTCTTATAGAGCATCTCCTTTACCATCTTTCACTTTAGAATTTAAAGAAGGCACTCACACAATCTTATTAAGAACCATGCTTACTTATCAAAGATTACGAGGCCAGAACCTCTGTGCAATTGGATTTGATGAGGCAGATACTGTGCCAAAACGAGAGGCAGAAAATGCTATGAATATGGCACTTGCAAGACTTAGATCTGGAAATGTTCAACAGTTTTACGCAACAACAACTCCTGAAGGTCATGGCTGGGCATTTGAAACTTTTGAAAAAAATAAAAAGTCCGACACTGGATTGATTCAGGCAAAGACTGCTGATAATCCTTATCTGCCCGATACATTTATTCCATCTTTGTATGAAAATTATCCACCGCAGTTAATAAAAGCTTATCTTCTGGGACAATGGGTTAACCTCACAAGCGGTCAGGTCTATGATCGTTTTGACCGTAATCATCATGTCATCAACAAAATACCGTTTGATATCAAGATGGAAACCCTTTTAATTGGGGTGGATTTTAACGTAATGAACTGTAATTCTGTAATTGGTGTCAGAGATGGTGACAAGTTGGTCATCATTGATGAAATATCAAAACAAAAAGATACAGATGCGTTGGCACAGGAGATACTCAGACGCTATCCTTCAAACAGAATATTAGTTTACCCTGACGCTAGTGGTTCAGCACGTTCAACGATTAACGCATCAAAGACAGACATTGCAATCCTCGAAAGTTACGGCTTCAGTTCAATGGCTCTCAAGAGCAACCCCTTTATCAAAGATAGAGTTGCAACCGTCAATGCGTTACTACAGAACGGCAAAGGGGAAAGACGTTTGGCGATTCATGCCAGTTGCACTCGTTTGATTGAGTGCCTTGAATTGCAAAGCTATGATGAAAAGACAGGAGATCCAGATAAACAGAATGGTTATGATCACATGAATGATGCTTTGGGGTATTTAATCTATCGTGAATTTAATTTGCTTTATGGTAGGGCAGGCAAGCCAACTGGTATTAGAATATATTAAAAGTAATGGTACTATGAGGAAAAACCGTGTATAGCTCTCTGAATATTTACAATCAGCCTGTAACACTAGCTCCTACAACGGTTGCAAGTCCTAATGCTGCCTATCAGAGGATGGCAAATTTCTGGGGTTTGATTGAAGATTTAAAAGAAGGAACATATAAAATTCGTAGTGAACATAGAAAATATCTTCCACAACTTGAACGCGAGGTAGACGATAGCTATGATCGCAGACTTTCTAGAAGCAATGTGGTTCCCTTTATGCAGCGAATCGAGAAGATGTTAGCTGGAATGTTGGTACGAAAACCTGTCCGTCTTGATGGTGTTTCTGATTTAGTAAGGGAGCAGCTTTTTGACGTTTCGTTAGAGGGCGATGATTTGAATGTGTGGCTTTACACTACGGCAAGAACAGTTATTTCTTACGGTCATTGTGGTGTGCTTGTAGATGCTCCGAAGGATGGAGATAAAGTCAGACCATATTGGGTAACATACGAGCCAAAAAATATTCTGGGATGGAGGACAGAAGTTATTGATGGTGTAAGACAGCTTACTCAATTACGATTAATGGAACAGGTTGTCGAACCTGATGGTAAGTATGGAGAGAAGATTGTAAAACAGATCAGAGTATTAGAACCTGGAAGGTTTGAGATACATAGAAAAGACAAAAAGGGTGAATATAAATTACATGATGAGGGAGAGATGAGCATAAAGGATAAAATTCCTTTTTCTGTTGCATATTCAAACCGAGTTGGATATTACGAAAGCCGAAGCCCTTTATATGACATAGCAGAATTGAATCTCAAGCATTATCAGATACAGAGTGACCTTGACAATATTCTGCATATTAGTTCAGTTCCTTTACTTGCAGTTTTTGGTTATCCAAACAGTGATGAGATTACAACAGGGCCAAGTGAAGCACTATCATTACCACCCGAATCAAGGATGGAATATATCAGCCCATCAAGTGATAGTTATGAAAGTCAATTTAGAAGGCTTGAAGATTTGAAAGATCAGATCAATACATTGTCACTGGCTGCGGTGCTTGGGCAAAAGTTAGTTGGCGAGACAGCAGAGGCCAAGAGGATAGATAGATCTCAAAATGACAGCACGATGATGGTTGTCGCACAGCAGATGCAAGATCTGATTGATAACTGTCTCAAGTTTCATAGTGAATATCTCAACGAACCAAATGCTGGCAGTAGTTTTGTTAACAGAGATTTTGTAACCGCAAGATTAGAACCACAGGAGATTCAATCATTACTTGCATTATTCACTGCTGGTACTATCAGTCAGGAAACATTACTAACACAGTTAAGTAGTGGTGAAATTCTTGGAGATGATTTTGATGTGGAGGAAGAAGTTGAGGCAACGCAAGCTGGTGGGCTGATCGAAATGGAAGCCCCAACCCAACCTGACGCAGCTTAATGAATGTCAATTCCAGAGGTATTTTTTAGAGAGACTATTGATCTCAACCGTTTCAGTAATGCTGTCGCAAAAAAATATGCTGTCACATATAACGAGGTAATTTTAAATGCTGCAAAACAATTAAGAGAAATAGATGAGAGGCAAGTTGCAGAGATAGCAAAAGGTGGGGCAAGAATTATTGCACCGCAAACAAGAAAAAGACTTAGAGCGATCATAAAACAGGCAAAAGATAGCTTGAATACATGGTCTGGTGCTACGGCAAGAGATTTCAAGAAAGAATTACAGGGGATAACTCTTTTGCAGCGAGATTTTATTGTAAATGAATTGAAAAAAGTAACAGCATCTGGTGATGTGCCGATTAATAGCGTTGCAATAAGTCCAAAATATGCAGAATCTGTAATAATGACAGACCCAACACAGATAAATATATTTACAACTGAACAATTTAAGGAAGATGCTTTCAAAAGATTCGGTGCTGGCAAATTTGAACTTACTGCAACTCAAGGATCAGCAGTAACTTTGCCTAATGGCGAAACTGTAAATAAAGCATTTAGAGGTATTGCTGCCAGTTCACAAGAAAAACTTGCATTGGCCATAAGATCAGGTGTATTCAGTGGAGAGACAACACAACAGATTGCAAGACGATTAGTTGGAGATTTAAATTTTGCAGATTTTGGGCCATTATCTGTCAAACAACTTGCAGCATCGGGTGGAGAACTTACAAAACTTGCAAATCATCAAATCCAAACGATTGTAAGAACTTCTGTAAATCAAGTGCAGAATCAAGCAAGTCAAGCAGTTTATGCTGCCAACAGTAAAGTTGCTCCTAAATATGAATATGTTGCGACATTGGATTCAAAAACTACACCAATTTGTCAGAGACTTGATGGCCAACAGTTTGAATACAATAAAGGGCCGACACCTCCACAACATTTCAACTGTAGATCAACCACTGTTCCTGTTGTTGACTTCGATGGTTTGCAAGAAAAATATCCTAGGCTAGAAAAACCACCCGAAACTGCGCTTGATACAAGGCCAAGTATGACAGGTCGAGTTCCACAAAATGTTGCATATGGTGATTGGTTATTAAATCAAAAAAAAGATTTACAGATAAAAACTCTTGGCAATGAACAGAGAGTAAGATTTTTTAAAACATTAGCTGGCAAAAAAGGTAGCTCTGGTCAAAAGGCATTGAGACAAATCATTAGAAGCGATGGCACAGAAAAAACATTAGACCAAATTAAAAAAGAATATAAACTATAGATATGCCATTAAAAAAAGGAAAATCTGAATCTGTTATCTCAAGCAACATCCGTTTATTGATGAGAGAAGGTAAGACATTGAAGCAGGCACAGGCCATTGCATTATCTACAGCAGGCAAAAAGAAAACAGCTAAGAAACGTAAAAGGAAGTAATATAGAAACAGTTACTTTTATTGTTATGCCTTCACACTATGGATCAATGAAGCCAAAGGGTAAAAAGAAAAAAAAAGGAGGTAAAAAATAATGGGATATACATTCAAAGTCCAGACTTATGATGAGTCAAAGCCAAAGGCTGAAAAGGAAACAAAACCAGCAACCAAGAAAAAAGCTAAAAAGTGACTAGAAAAAGAAGGCGAGTTCCAAAAGACAAAAAGACAGGTATTCCAAAAAAATATCTGTCTGGTTCAAAAGATAGAGCAGCGAAAGCTGCTGAGATCAAGCGAACTGCCGAAGCCTACAGAAAAGGAGAGTTTATTGATATAAAAGCTGTATCTAAATCACGCACCAAACAAAATGTCACAGGCAAAAAGAAGAAAACCACTAAGCGAAAGCGTAAAAGCTAGCCTTAAGAAAAAGGCAGAAGGCACTCGCTTTTTTTATGGTGAACTTGCAGAAGTTTACCGTAAGGGTCAAGGTGCATATCTTTCTGCTGGATCTCGTAATGTGCCGATGGGAGCTTGGGCAATGGGCAGAGTAAATAGTTATATGACAGGTAAAGGTGGAGCAAGAACAGCAGACGCTAAAATTTATTCAAAAT